GTGCTTTCAAATTCCATGTCGTTTCTCCTGTGCTGATGGGTCCATCTTAGGACAGCCCGTTACCCTCGTCAACCCCTTGACCTTATTTGATGCTTCAGGCATTATCGTAGCCTCATACACATGGAGAACCACAATGAACACACACCAGCGACTCCTTGACACCTTCCCGACTGCGGGCAGGCTTTCGGCAGAGACGGGAATCCCCGTCAGTACCGCCAAGTATTGGAAACGAACCGGGCATATTCACGACCCCTCGCGTTGGTCCGCAGTATGGGAAGCCGCCACGCGGCGGGGGTGGCCGTATTCGATTGAAGAAACGGCAGTAGGGCTTGCGGAGGATTACAACAATGAGTGAGGGGACGAAGATGGGGCCTCCGCCGTGGAGTGAGGCGCCGGAGTGGGCGGAGTGGTTGGCGATGAACACCAAAGGGGAATGGGGCTGGTACAACGTGAAGCCGGATGATGTGCCGGGCGGCTGGGTAGTGCTTGACAGTTTCTCGCCCGCACATGGATTCGTGAAAGACGCGCATAACCGATACTGGACAGAAACCCTAGAATGCCGCCACCGCGAACTAGAGGAGGATGACTGGGAGGGCCACATCAGCCCCTGCGCCATGCACTCATATGAAGACGAATCGCCGCACGATCCTGTATCCCGTCCTAGCCACTACACCGCTGGCGGTATCGAGTGCATCGACGCGATCCAGGCGGCGCTGACNCCGGAGGAGTTCCGGGGNTNCTGNAAGGGNAACGCGCTCAAGTATACATGGCGCGAACGCCTGAAAGGCGGCGGGCAAGATTTGGGGAAGGCGCGGTGGTACTTGGAGAAGGCTGCGGAATGAAACCACAAACCCGCTTAGGCTCCCTTGTGGAGCAGTCGTTAAACGTTGGCAGCGGGTTCGTTCTTGCTTTCCTGCTGTGGACGTTTGTGATCGCTCCGCTCTGGGATTTCGACACAACATGGGTAGACAACATCACAATCAATCTTGTGTTTACCGTGCTGGCCGTTGCCAGGGGGTACGCATGGAGAAGGCTATTTAACTGGCTGCATAGCCAATAACAAAAGCCCCGGCAAGACCGGGGCTTCTTTTTGGTTTTAGTGCCGTCTGGCCGGAACGCGCGACGGCGGAGCGGGAGAAACGAGCACCGGCCTACTCGATACTTGTGACTATACTCCGGTACTTCCGAAGCCGTCAACGCCGCGCGGGGTATCCGGAAGTTCGGAGACCTCCTTAACCCCGCACATGTTCACCGGCTGGATCAGCAGTTGCGCAATACGGTCTCCGGGGTTGATCTGCAAGGGGGCCGTGCTAGTCAACAGAACTCGAACCTCGCCCCGGTAATCCGAGTCAATAACTCCCGCCAAGACTTGAACGCCGCGCTTCCAAGCCAATCCGGAACGCGGCCAGACAAGACCCACATAGCCGTTCGGAATGGCGACGGCAATCCCCGTCGATACAGACACTACGCCTCCGGGGTGCGCATCAGCCATCCCATCTGCGTACAGGTCCAGCCCCGCCGCCCCGTCACTGCCCCTAGTGGGCATAATGGCGCTGGATGTCAGGCGTTTGGCTTGTAGATCATTCATCGTCTTCCCCTTCATGTTCCGCGCACCAATCATCTGGCTTCGGCATAGACCAAGCCGACACGATCTTGTGTCCGTTCCATGTAGGAACCGGGGGCATCAAACGGCACGCGCTGCGTCCGTGTTCGGTGGGTGTGTAATGGGTGCATGTGGCGCATGTTTTTTGGGTCATTGGGGATTCTCCTTACTGGAATAGGTCGCGGGTTTCGTGCTGCGCTTCCTCAAGGTTTCTCAAGGCCAAGCGATAATAAGACTCCTTGAGTTCCACCGCTTCAGCGCGTCGCCCCATTCGGATCGCGCTGACTGGCTCTGACCCAATCCCGCCGAACGGGCTAAATACCAAGTCTCCCGGGTTGGTCCACAAGTCAATGGCGCGCTCGATCACGTCCAGTTGCAGCGGGCAAATGTGGCGCTCATCATCGGCGTCTCGCCCCTCGCGATAGGTGAGGGTCCGCCCGGGGTCGATATCCATCCACACCGGGCTGGCGTAGTTCTGCCACTTCTGCACCGGGAACGTTTCGTTTGTGTGCGAAACCGGTTCCGGGTTGTCTCCTGGCTTGCGCATGGTCACAAGATAGTCAGGGATGCCCTGGCGGCTCATGGCGCTGTCTTTCTTGATCTGCTTATGCAATAGACCCAGTGCCTTGGTCCGCTGCATGGCGGTAACGGGGTCTTTCCAGATGCACACCTCGCTATGAAAGATCCACCCAGCCTCCTTGAACATGCGCACAAGATCGCCACGGAAGTCCTTAATGCCGATCACGCCATCCCGAACCTTGCTAGTGGGCAAGTTCATGCAGTGGAAGGAAAGCAGACGCCCCGGCTTGGTCACCCGGTAAAGCTGGTCCACCAAGAATCGGAACTGATCCCCGAACTCTTCATCATCCTGCACGTTACCCATGTCGTAGTCGCTATTGCTGTAGGTGTATAGCGATGCGAATGGCGGGGAGAAGATGGTGTAGTCAACCGAATCAGCATCCATTTCCGATGTTACGTGAACGCAATCGCCGAGATGCATAGTCCAGTCTTCCCCGGACTCCGTTTCTCGCTTGTAGTCCGCCTTTTCAGATCGCGCGGATTCTGCGCCCTTTTCCATCATGTCTCGCATGTGGTCAACCATACTGGCCTGCATCTCTTCCATCTGTTTCTCCTTACGCTCTACGTTCTTCTTAATCGCGCCGAGCGATTCGGCGCTGACAATATGCGAATGGACCTCTCGGGTTTGGCCGAACCGCCAGCAGCGTCGCACCGCTTGATACATCTGCTCAAACGAATCATCCAGCCCGACGAACGCCATGCGTGCGCAGTGCTGAAGGTTCAGGCCCATGCCTATAACTGATGGCTTACTAATCAGTATTGGCCTTTCGCCGTTTATCCACCCCATCAAACGGGACTCTTTTTCCTCCATAGGTAACGACCCGTAAATTGAAAAGCAAAGGTCGCCGAATAACTTCTCTAGCAACCTTTGTTCTTCATTGAAGTGGCACCAAACTAACCAAGGCTCAGGGGCTTGTTTCTTATCAGGTAGGCCATCGCCGCCGTCAGATTCGAGGTAGAGTCTTTGAACTTTCCTAGCGCCTGATTGCAGTTCATGCAAAGAAGGCCCCGAACCTTCCCGGTTTGGTGGCAATGATCCACCAGAGGAAATTTGTTCTTGTCGCTGGTGTCCGAGTAGCCGCAAATCGCACACATGCCGTTCTGCAAAGACATCAACTCCCTGAAGTCCTCCATCGACATGTCGTAGTTGGATCGAATCCGACCACTTTTCCTCTTCTCTGGAAACTTCCTCCAGTACTCCTTTGCCTGCTGCTTCAGCTTCTCTCGATATTGCTTGTCCTTTGCATACCTTTCCCGCCTCTTCCTGTTGTGCTCCGCCTGCTGCTCTGGCGTCTTCTTGAATTTCTCCGGATTCTTTTTGTAGTAGTCCTTCATGTACTTCTTGTTGGTTTCCGAGTCTCTCATTGCGCCCTCTTTCTTTGTGTTCAGTACAAAGAGAGTTTAGCACGATTTCGGCCACTTTATTTGTTCTTTCTATTACGGTCTCTTTCTTCGCTTGGCGGCGCTCTGTAAGCGTCTGCGCAATCGAAGTGAACATGTCATCGCCGTAGTCTGAAGCGACTAGATGCTCGTGCGTGTGCAGCGTCGGCAGAATGTATCCATCGTCGCTAAACCCAAGGTCGGACGGGAGGCGGATCGTAACGGCCCACGTTGCGAGCCATTGCCAGAACTTCTTTCGACCGTGCCCCTTCAGACGCCATTTGCTTGTATCCCCGCCATCATGGGTAAAGTACATGGCGAGCATTTCATCCATGCCCATAACCCCCAGGAATTCCGCCTGGTTGCCGAGTTCCATGTAATCATTTGGGGACGGTGTAGCCGTGCAGGACAGCTTGTAAGGGCACTGCCCCCAATCCTCGATGATCTTGCGGCGGGTCTTGCCATCGCGGTTCTTCAGGATGCTCGACTCGTCCAGAACGATCCCGGCGAATGCTTCTGGGTCGAACTCGTCCAGCATTTCATAATTGGTCACGTAGACACCGCTGGCGTTATCAGGCATGGACCTGACGTATTCGACGTGAACACCAAACTTGCTCGCCTCTGTAACCGTTTGCCTGGCAACCGCCAATGGGGCGGCGATCAATACAGGAAGTCCGGTATGCTCAGAAACATGACCAGCCCACGTGGTTTGCATGGCTGTCTTGCCGAGGCCCGTATTCGCAAAAACAGCAGATCGCCCACGCCGGAGCGCCCACTTTACAATATGGCGCTGGAACTCCTTAAGCGGGAGGCCACCGAATCCGATATCTTCGTGATAAATATCAAATCCGCTTGGGTTGTCGGCAGGGTTTTTTGCGGCAACAAAATCATCATAGTTCATCAATCAATCTCCAATTCAAGTAAGGACTAAAGCCGCATCGGCATCACTACATAAACGTCTCCATTGGCGGGGCATGGCTCTACCTTGATAGCAGAGTTTGAGTCCTTCAGTTCAATCGCAACCTGTCCTGTCTGGATCGCGTTAAGTACGTCTACAAGATATTGCGCGCTAAAAGCAATATCCATCGGTTCGCCTGAATACTCCACATCGGCAACCTCGACCGCCTCCTCGTTTTGGTAGTTGCGTGCGACGATCTCGCAAGAATCGGCACCCACTTTTAGGGTTACGCCCTTCGCGTCTTTCCCCACAATGGATACACGCTTCAGCGAGTCCGTCAACGAATCAACGTCCGCACGAAGCGCGAACGGGTGCCCCTTGGGGATTACTTTGGAGTAGTCCGGAAACTTTCCCTCTATGATCTTGGTTCGGAGGACTTTATCGCCCATTTGAAAATGAACCTGATCATGAAAAAAGCGAATGCTGATTCGATCACTCTGCGCGGTCTTGCGCAACTGGTCAATCGCTTTGCCGGGGACAATCGCCTGCAAATCCTCGCAATGAATGCCCGGCTCTTCCAAAGAAGAAACCGCCAGACGGTGCCCATCGGTCGCGGCCACATTAAGCGTTTGGTATTCCAGGCTGAACAGCATCCCCTGCAAGTAATACCGAACATCATCCTTTGCCACCGCAAAGGCCGTGGCGTCCATCATGGAAAGGAACTGTTCGGATGGGATATCCATTTCGCAGGCCGGATCGGTGGAATCCCAATCGGGGAAGTCTCGACCGTCTAGGACGGACAGAGAGAAACGAGATCCGCCAAAGCGAACGACCATCTTGCCATCGGCAACCTTGGCCTTGATCTCTTTACCGGCAGGGGCCGCTTTCACTACGTCCATCAGCTTGCGAGCGTCTACCGCAATATCGCAATCGTCCGGAATAGAGCCCAGCGCGAAGGCAACCCATGCGATCTCCAAGTCCGTGGTGTCAAACCGGATCGCCCCGTGATCGGTTGCCCGGATACGGACGTTTGACAGGATCGGAATGGTTGACTTCTTTACAGCAGCCCCCGCTACAGCGGAAAGAGCTGGCAACGCTTCATCTCGATTAAAGGTAATTTCCATCATGTTTCTCCGTTTCAAGTATCAAATAACGGCCCCCAAACCGGCAACCGCATCCAGAATACTACCCGCCACAGCCCACGGGGTCAAGCGACTGGCTAATTCAGACCAAAAGCCCCGCCCGCTCCAACTGACTCACTGCATCCTCCCAGCCTTTCGCCACGATCACGATCCCCGATCCCCTCCAGATAGGCGATCATCTCTTTCTGGCTTGGCGACAGGCTACCGCCTTTCTGCCGCTTCATCTCGATCCACAGTCGCCACTCGGGGCAATACAAGTCGGGCACCCCTGGGGACACCCCCATCGTCTTGAGTCGGCGGGCCTCATTCATGCCGCGCTTGCCGCCGTTGGGGATATGGAAAATGAAGGGGTGCCCTTGCTTGCGCCACCAGCTAACGAGATGCGCCTGTTCCCATTCTTCAGAAGGGCACGTCTTGGCTGTACTCGACACACTCATTCTCCTGCTCGATAAAGTCCAGAGGCGGGTAATCCATCATGGCCAGGCAGTATCCTACCGCCGTCAGATGCTCACACGTTGCGCAGCAATGGGGCGTGCGCGGGCTGTGAGGGGCTTGGCGGTGTTTGGCTTGTTTGATCTTCTCCATGTACATAGTGCGCTCGGTCAATTCTTGTGTACTTTCCATCGGGTCGGACATAGATCATCTCCGGGGTTGGCAGGTCAGGTGCAATGTCCAGCAGGGAATCGGTCTCTGTTGGGCATTGTACCCCCATGGCCGCTAGCTTGTCTGCGGTCTTTCGCGTTGCGAACCCACCATGCTCCGGGGTCCACCAGTCTTTGTACCGCCGCATCCCGCACTGGTACTCCACGCGCACCGAGTCCGGCTTTCCGGGCTTCTGGTGCCTGTAGTATTCCACGTTGTCTACTGTTACCCACTGCCCTTGTTCCTGATGCGACATGATCGCGCCGTCAAAGGCCGTCTTTTCGTGTTTCGGTGTACGCTCCGGGAACAGGTGCCCGCAATCCGGGCATTCCAATGCTCCCGCCGCCACAAGACTAAAGCAGTTCGGGCACGCTTTTGCAGGGGCTTCGCCTCCACCCTCGCTAGGGGTCTTCACCCGAACCTTGTCTATCGGGCCGTGTCGCTCCACGTTGCCGCCGTAATCCAGCAGCAGGGCATCGCGCTTCCCCGGGTGGGTCCGCATCATGCGCCCCACAATCTGTACATACAGGGCGGTAGACGCGGTGGCGCGTAGCAACACCCCCATGTCGCAAATCGGGGCGTTGAATCCGATGGTCAAAACGTCTACGTTCACCAAGCACCGCAACCCCCCATCCTTGAACCGCTGGATTCGCTCTGCGCGCTCATGCTTGCTGATCCCGCCATGCACCACTTCGCACTCGACCCCATGCGCACGGATAGCGTCCCGCACATGCTCCGCATGCTGCACACCGCTGGCAAAGATCAACCACGCTTTGCGGTCCTGCCCATACCGCACGATTTCCTCGCACGCCTCGCGCGTCAGATCCGGCACGTCCATGGCGCGTTCGACATCCGATCCCACAAACTCCCCGCCTCGCTTCTTGACGCCTGACAGGTCCGCGACATGCACGCCTCGCTTGCCAATCACCTCACACAAGTGCCCTTCATCAATCAGGCGCCGCACTGGAATTTCATAGGTGACGCGATCAAACAGTGCCCCGTCACCTTCATGCAGCTTGCCGGAGTCCAGGCGGTAGGGCGTGGCGGTAAGCCCCACGTACCGGGTTTGAGGGTTCATCAGGCGCAAGGTATCCATCGCCTGCCCGTATTGCGTGGCCTGCTTTCGGGGGATCAAATGCGCTTCGTCGATAATGCATAGGTCAAATGGGTCCATCGTGTGCAGCTTGCTGTACACAGTCTGGATACCGGCAAACAGGATCGGGGCGTGACGGTCTTTCTTGCCGAGTCCAGCCGAATAGAACCCGGTGGGGGCGTCCGGCCATATCCCGATCAGTTCCGCCTCATTCTGTGCGAGTAGCTCTTTACGATGGGTCAACACCAGAATCCGAGTGCCGGGGTACTGCATCGCCTCGCGGATGAAAAACGCAATGATCAGGCTTTTCCCCGCCCCGCACGGCGCGACGATCAGCGGATTGCCCTTTTCCTCGCGCCAGTAGTCGTACAGGCTATCAATAGCGGCGCGCTGGTAGTCGCGCAGTTCAATCGTCATGCATCCTCCCTGTACGATGTAACGGCCCCGCCGAATTGCTGGCGCACGTTCTCCGCGTCATCCGCCATGGGCAGCGGCGTCTTTGCCGCATGCATTTCGTGACTGGTGTAGCACCGCTCGCCAGCCGGTGCCCCCGATACATGGTTCCAGAACGTCTGCCCCTTGTGCGTCTTGTACTCGATACTCTCCGGCGTGCTGTCTACCGGGTCGGCATACGGCACCAGTTGCGGGCGCATCAGGTGGCTGTCACAGCCTTGTCGCTGCTCTTTGGTGGACAGGGTTGCGTTATGCTTGGCACACGTCCAAGTTCCGTCCCGCTCCGGTGTACTGTGTACACACGTTCGGCAGTTCACTTCCGCCACGCGCTCGCCATGGCAAATGTCCTGCATGCAGCACCATTTGCACTCGAACCAATCGGGGCGCTCGGATACGCGCTCCAAAGGTTCCTCGCTAAATATGACGCGCTCCGCTCGGTCTAGGTAGCGCGCTGCTTTTGTCGGCTGCTCCTTGACGCGCTCTGCGTATATTTCATCGGTGTCTTTGCATGTGGTCATGTGCATGGTTCGCGACAACCCTGCCAACTCCATCCCTACCAATACCTGCGCCCAATATTGCGGGTTCCATTTTTGCAGTCCGTCTTTCTTAAGCGCGCCAAACTTCTTGGTGTTTGAGGTCTTGAACTCTAGCAAATGCCACTTGCCAGACTCTGTAAAACCCTGGCCAACCCCGTCCAGGCTGCACCCAAAGTGCCCGCCAAGCGCGGTAAACGTGAACTGCCGTCCGGTGTCTGGGTCTAGGTCATACACCGTCACGCCAATCGAGCGAAGGTCTCGAACCAGTCGGGTTTCTTCAACGTCGCCATGATCGAACAGACGCAGAACCCGGCCTTCGGGTTCTTCATGGCCACACCAGTGGAATTGATACCAAAGATAGCGATCACACGAATGGCCAATCTGTGACGCGCCAAGGTGCGGACGATGGGCGCTCCAGCGTTCCTGTTCAAAGTGTTTGTAGATCGCCTGTACAGTGGGGAGGGGTGCGTATTGTGTTAGGTCTGCCATAAAAAACAGGGCCGGTTCACCCGGCCCCGCCTCACTGGTTGGTTACTGCCATGGCTTCTTGCCGGGTTCAGACATCGGCGCAGACGCGGGCGCGCTTCCGCCGTGCGCCGATCCGCCCTGCGCCGGTTCATACGCCTTGACCTCGTTAGACGCCTCATACCCATTACCCGCCGGGCGAATCGTCACCTTGATCCGAAGGGGTTTATCGTGCAGGTCCGAGGAGTCTTGCGGTTGCATGATGCCCACCGCTCGGCAGATCGCAGACAACTGACGTTGCGCGATCTCAACTGCCGTTTGGTTTTGGTTGTTCAGGTTCAGACGGTCGAACAGCACACGACCCTGATGATCCCCATCAATCACGTCCAGGCGCAGTTGCAGGTATTCGCCGGTGCCGTTTTTCGTGGGCTTCATCTCTGAATCCACGATCATGGCCGTGTACCAGCCTGCGGGAATCGGATCGAAGCTGCCTTGCGGCTCGACTTCAGCGGCGTTGAAATTACCAAGATTGGCCATGTTGTATCTCCTTACTTGTTGTAGAACGGGATATGCTGGGCAAAATCTGCCCAATCGAGCGAGACCGTTTCCGGCATGGCATAACGGTTTTTCGCAATCACGGCGGGCGATTCCACTACCCGCAACTGGCGGCCCCCGGCTGACCGGGCTTTCCCCTTCGTGTCTTTGGTGGAATCCTTTTTGACATACACCGGTTCGTGCGCGAACCCGATAATGTCGGCCTGCT